CGGTTGTTGAACCTTTCAGAAAGGTGACACAGATTGCGGTGATTGGTTCGTTTGCTTGATAAGGGTCAGGAAATCCATTCTCTGAACCAACTTCGATATCGCAAATAGCAACAGAGATATCATCCATGTTCCAGTCGACCATGCCTTTGTTCTCATCAGCGATGAAGGCATATTCATAACGAGTTTGACCATAGATTTTGAAATTAGATACTTCTTCATATCTCTTAACAAAATCACGAGCCTCACGGATGTTTTCAAACTTCATTGGCTCAAGATAATCGCCTTCTAGTGATTTGAATTCGGCAGGTTTCTTAGAAGGCAAAAACAAAGTAGGCGAGTAACCGATTTTCAGTTTAACTCGCCTGCCGTTCTTAATACCACGATAGAGAATGTTGTTGCCTACTGAGGCAACATTAGTATAGTAATTAGTCATTCATACATTATATCAGATTTTAGGAATGGCTGAGGCAATTTGAATACCACTACCGAAAATTTGATTGTATTGATTCTCTAACTCTCTTACTGGTGTAGATGTTACCAAGATATCAGAATTGTTGATTTTAAATCCTGTTTTGAATTCATCAGCATATTCTAAGAATGGTGAAAACGCAACACTACCTGGATCGGTTGCTGACCGAGGTGGTACAGATACTACTTGAACTGGTTGCTTAATTGAAATACCATCTACTGTTTCTGTTACATCACCCATAATGGTGTGATTAGTCTTGAAGGTCACTAGCTTTATCGTCATAATGTTTAATCTCTAATACCGATTCAATCGGTTGATTGTTAGCAAATTCCGTAGCCTCTTTAAGGTTAGGAAACTCTCTTGCAGCCACAGCTGCGCTACCATTGATGTAAAAGAATACTCTATACATTTACTTTCTCACTTGGGTGGAATACTGCTAGTGTTACCCAGCGTTTCGGAAATAACATTTCACGACCACGATAGTCGTTCATGTCGGCGGTTGGGTCTTGGATAAAACCAACGAGTTCAACCATATTGTCAAACTCACGGAGAAACAAGTCATACTTGTCTGCACGAGGCAATTTGTTTTCAATTGCCAACTTTTTCGCTACTTCACGAATATTCATTTTGTTACCTTACTTAATTCAGATTGATAAGTTCTTTGTCTTAACTCGGAAGAACTAAACCGATGAGTGCGAGAGTTGTAGTATGTTTTAATACCACGACCATCACAGATATCACGACCTGTCAAATGCCTTTCTTTATATTCTTCACCACAAATACGCATGGTAATAGGCAAGAACATTAATAAATCTTCTAGGTCTTTCTCTGTATCATAGACAATAACTTCATCTACGAATTTTACAGCTGATAATTGAACATAGCGTTCAACAATGGATTGGACTGGTTTATTTTTCACATCTGGTCGGTCAATCGTTGGGTCTGTTTGTAGACCAACAATCAAGTAATCACAAATCTGTTTACATTCTGCAAGCATTAAAATATGCCCAGCGTGTAACAAATCAAATGTCGAACAGGTGAATCCCACAGGACGACCAATCATATCATCAGGTAATACTAACATAATAATCCTTACTTTTTAAATTCTGACGGCAGACCTAACATTGGTCGTTTGTCATATCTGTTTTCACCAAATTGGCCATTCTTATCATTGTAATGCAAGAACACTTGAGCCATAAAATGACCCTCAAATGGTTCACGCCAATGCTCAAGAATACGACCCTTATAAGCAATCAAATCGCCTGGTTCCATATGAATAGCAATACCAGGATTATTTCTTGAAACATAAGGAACACTAGCAAGTTCAGGATCAACATACATTGGCCAAGAATCACCTTCTTTAGAATAACCTAAACACATTGTAATGGAATATTCACAAGAATCACGGTCAATATGGCGTTTCAAATCATCGCCTTTTTTATAGAGGCGCCAATAAGAATACTGTTCAGCTAAATCTAAACCCATAATCTTAGCGATATCACCCTTCATTGTATAGAGTAAACTCTCCATGAATGGGTCTGAATAGCAACTGTAAGTGCCAGGAACTTGAGCATCATTAAACACTCCATCATCACTTCGTTTTTGAAACCAATTGATATCGTGCCAATACTTGGAACGATTATGTCTAATCTTACAATAGTTCCAAATATATTTCAAGGCTTCTTTTTCTAAAATGCCTTTTACCAATACAAAATTGTTTTCTTTAAATTGCCGATTTAACTCAGCATAATCTAATTTTTCTGTCATTGGCCTACCTTTAATCGTTCAATCAATGCCTCAATCTCAGCTCTCAGCTGAGTATTTGTATAAGGTAATCTAACCTTAATCCTGTTTAGGAACCGAATCAGTTCCTTGTTGTCCATGTTTATCTGTATCATTTATACTTATGTTCTTAATAAAGACTTTTCCATCTTTTTCTTCGTAACTTAAAACATCGCCTACTTTCCAACCCATTTCTTCCACAAGTTCATCAGGTAACTCAACGATAGCATCACCATTCTCACAAATTTCTAAAACTTTACTTGTATGGGTTTTCATATTTGTTCCACTTCAATGTTACATTTCTTTAAAAAATTAATACCAAAAGTATCACGGTAAGTATTGCGGTAGTAAACTGAATTAATACCAGATTGGTGAATCAGTTTAGCGCAATCAATACATGGTGCGTGAGTTACAAACAACGAAGCACCATCACTAGAGTTGGTGCTACGAGCAATCTTTGCAAGTGCATTGGTTTCTGCATGGAGAACTTCAGGTCTAGTCTTTAATGAATAGTGAGAGCCATCTTCATTTAAGTATTGATACCTCTCATCCAAATCATTATATATTCTTTGTTCACAATCATTATCCCAACCACTTGGCATTCCATTGTAACCAATACCAATAATAGTGTTGTCTTTTACGACAACGCAACCAACTTGTAAACGCCTTGCAGAGGACAACTGAGAGTAAACCTCAGCCGCCTTCATATGAGCATTAAGAAATTTTGGCTTCATTCTTAACAGGTTTAATCTTTGCTAACTTTGCTTTTGCTTCTGCAACTTCAGCATCAATCATCATACGCCGATATTGGTTTCTATCGTCAGCGTTGACCATAGTTGCCATTCTGCGTTTGGTTGTCTTACTCAACTTGAATGTTCCGTTTGTTTTTACCATTATATCTCCAAATACTTCAGTTTAAAATTATCTGCACGTTCTTCGTAGTCAGCATAACCACGAGGATTGCAAACTACTCTGGTGCTACCAATCATATAATCAAATTCTTCATGTGTGTGTCCGTGTGTCCACAGTTTAATCTGTGGCCTATCTAAAATGAAGTCCATCAAATCAGAATGATAACCACCATTCATCAAGGTGTCGTGTGCATATTTTGGATGAACACTAAACGGACTTGGTGTATGGTGGCCAACCACAACAAACTTTTTGGTGTGTTGTTCTGCTGTTACAGTTTTGATGTAATCTAACATTTTTTTATGGTCTACAACAGCATCTTCAGGACAAAAACGAGAAGGACTTTCTGTGTGTTTGAATCCGATTTGTTTATGAAAACCTTTTTCGTCTTGTGTGTATTTTCGTCCGTTTTTACCATCTGGTGTATATAACGGATTTTCTTCGTAGATTGGAACCTGACGAGATACCATACGATTAGAATTATCAACACAACGGAAGTCATTCATTCTTTGTTGAATATGGAACAAGGTCAACGGATCTTCCTTGTTCATATCAGTCCACAAAGTACCACCAATAAATGTGAATTCATCATGTAATGTCCACACTTCTTTGTCCAAGATTTGCAGATTAGGCAAATACTTTAACTTTTCTTTTAAATGTGGAATCGTATTTTTGAAATCACCATGATAGTGTTCGTGGTTACCCACAACATACACTACATGAGGAAAGTTGTTGCAACAAGTATAAAAGAAATCATGGATACGGCGGCTCTTTTCAGAATCTCTACCAGCGTGACCATATTTTAAGTCAGCACTATCCACATCCAATAAATCTTTTGCAACACAAATGTCACCTGAAAGAATCAATACATCAGCGCCTTCATCATTAGTGAGGGTGATAGTTTTAAATTCAAGGTGAAGGTCAGAACACAGAGCTATTTTCATAATACAACCATTATAACAAAAGGAAAGTAAAAATGTGGCAATCATGCCACACACTTACCGATATTTGCTGGTTACGGGATCCAGCGATTTCGTATCGTCAAGTCCGCTTTAAAACGCTTCGTACCATAAGTCGGTCCTAAGGTGAAGTCAATACAACGAATCTGGCTTCTTACCAATATTATATTTCGTTACTAATTCCCATTCATGTTTCTCTTTGAATGAGATAATTTTAATCTGGTGTAATGGTGCAATATTGTCAATCATAATTTGTGGATTAATAATTGTAATTAAACCCCATTCTTCCAGTAACTTAGCAATTGCGTTTCGTCTTTGAATGTCATTCTCTGATATGTTGGCCGGTTTGCCATCAAGAGCAAACAGTTCCTTGAAATGCACAATATAATAATGGCCTTGCTTATGTAAAATATGGCAAGACTGGTATAGAATCCGTTCCTTGCGTGATGACACACCGATTCGTGTTAGTGTTTCACGAACCTTCAAAAAGTCATCCTGCTCGTTGAGAGTTACTTCAACGAACTTGCTTAAATCTACCATGATGTTTATCCACCCGTTTCGGTTTTTTCTTTTAGTTGTTGGATTTGTTCATCACTAAGTAGGCGTAGAGCTTCACGAGCTTTAGAATCTGACAGTCCATAGACCATCTTCACACATTCTATATCTTCACTTTTCTCAGACTTAACCCACTTGGCGAAAGGTCGTTTTGCAGACCTTACGGTATTTAGTAAAAAGTCATTTTGAAGCTTCTTGTCAAGGAAGTGCCTACGATTCATCTCATTGGCATAGATTATACAGTCTTTATGATACGACAAAGACCGATTAGTCATAAATGGTACATAATCTTTCTCTGTAATCTCATCAACAACAAGTTGTTTCTTGTTCTGAAGAATAGAATTTACATAATCAAATGGGTTCATAGAAGCTTAACAAATTTAAATTTTCTGTGTTAGGTAAAACTACATCTTTACTGACTATGGTTTTATTCTTATAGTCTTGCACAAAAGAAACATTATCTTTGCGTGATGTAGTTATCTTATTCATAACATCTTCAAAAGAAACTTCCAAAATATCACAGAAATCTCTGCCACTTATAGTTTTTAATACATCATCATTTTCATAAAGATTAACCTTCAAACTCGGACCATCAAAGAAGTCAACAACATATAGTATGATATCATAACCATCAAAGATTGTGTGGAGATATTCTTTCAGACCTTGGTGTTTTATCTTCTCACCAAATGCCTGAGCGCAATCTAAATTTTTCAAATTGGTCTTAACTTCAAATACTGATATGCGTTTCTCATTGGTATCAACCAAAAGAAAGTCAGGTATCTTCTTGTTAATCTTCTGCTTAACTAAAACATATTTACCATCAAAGGTACCTAATGCTTCAGCTTTTACAATAGGAAACTTGATGAAACTTTTTACTACATCCTCAACATAGTAACCTAATTTGGAAGATGCCGATGCTAGGTCACTATAAAACTTGGCCGTTTCAACATCACCTGTTAACAAATAAACTGGAGTTCTGTAAAGATATTTTTCTTCTACATTTCTGCCAACTATCTTCATAACATTCTCACTAGGCCGACTGTATCAATAGCAGTAAGTAGCAAGTAATTAATAACCATGCCAAAAGATTTACGAGTGTAAGCAGCCCAACAATACATAGCACAACCAGTAATCCATACTGGATAAAGGGCAAGTAACGGCGGATTTGGAACTGTAACCGCCATTGTGATAGAGCATCCAATACTGATAAACCAAGCCAGTAGTTCAACTGTAAAGCGTAAAGGGTTAGATTTCCAATCATCACGGATCCAATCAAAGATATTAAAAATTATTTCGTTCATTTGAACTCACAGTTTACCATCAATTCTGTTAAGCAAGCAACCGTATTAATTTCTTGGTCAGCAACAAACGCTTGTTTGTATTGATAGTCAGCAAGAATCAAAACGGCTTGTGGTATAGATTGTGGTTTTAAAGCTTCATACAAGTTATCATATAACTTGCGGAAGAATGTCGTAGCATCCACATCGTTACTTGCAACCCATTTACGAATTGCACCAAAGTCTTTCTCTTTAATAAACTTAATGATATCATTGATTGATACATCAACAATTTGCGATAAGATACCAGAATCAATTTTACCAAACTGACTATATCTTTGCAACTCATTAATGACACGGCGGAAATCTGGAAAGTGTTTCTTCACCAACTCAACAATTACCTTGTCATCATACTCTACATTTTCACTTTGCAAAACCGATTGAATTCTCTTAAAGAACTGTGCGGCCATCTGGCTCTTTTCGTTGTTCTTTAATTGAAAATCAATAACTGCACATCGACTATGAAGTGGGTCAATGATACGATTCTTAAAGTTACAGGTGAAAATAAACGAACAGTTACTTGCGAATTCTTCAATCGCATTACGCAAAGCAGGTTGTGTTGAATTGGGATTTAGATAATCTGCCTCATCAATGATGATGACCTTACGACCACCAGCAAGCGACATAGACGAAGCAAAGTTTTTGATTTTAACACGGAAGGTATCAATACCAGATTCATCTGAACCATTGATAACCATTACATCACATCCAATTTCTTCACACATGGCTTTTGCAACTGTGGTCTTACCGACACCAGCACCGCCACTTAGAAGAAGATTTGGAATCTTACCTTGATTAACATACTCCTGAAACGGTGTTTTTAACCGTTCAGGCAGTATGCAATCTTGGATTTTTTTAGGACGATACTTCTCTGTCCACAATAATTGTTCAATCATCACAACTCCCATAATATAAAATACATTATAACATAACCCACTTAGAAAAACAGGTTATGTTAATCACATTAATCTGAATCAATTACATCAATATCATCATCATCAAGATTCAATTGGTCAATAAAGTCTTTCAATTGTTTACCTTTCATAGCCACAACTTGTGTAGCAATACAATAGGCAATAGAATCGTTAGGTGCTTTATTTAAGCGGCGACCAGTCAAATCTTTTTGTTTGCGTGGAGGATTCACATCAATAAAATCATGAAAATAATCTTGCACTTCAGATACCGATAATGGTTCATTAGTTGCTGCATTAGCATCTAAAAATTTACCTAAGCCACACAACAAATAACCAGATACTTGTGGATCAGTAGGCCAAGCGGCTTGAATAATCTTAGATGAGCTAATTAAATTTTTTGAAGTGATATGATTATGCTTCCAAGTCTTTTCAACTTTGGCCATACCACTCAAAACTTTGTTATTAGGATTTAATTCTTCCACATCTAACTTACAATCTCTTAAAAAAGATAAGAAGTTTAACGCTTCTGTTTCACCGTAAATAACTTTTGCACGGAAAATTTCTTCCGCTTTCATATTCTCTGTATCAGAATTACGAATCTTAAACATTTCTGCTTCGTATTCTTCACATTGTTTATCGGTTCGATTAGATGGGTGTGCAATTTTTGATGCAGGAATATATTCTAGTCCAGCTAACGCTGCCATGAATACACGCCTAAATCCATCCCAAACATACATACGACCATCTGGCCTGATAGCAATATCAATATGCCCAGCTGCTTGTTTATTAAATCCGCCATGTGCTAGTAGTTTATCAATTAGCAAAAGCAATCGCATTTTGCGTTGATATTTAATACACACCCATAAATCGGATATTTTTACCAATGAATCTTGTGAATCATATGGTACAGCAGCTTCGATGCCGTCAATCGTTTTTGATTTAAAATTGTTTACTGATTTGGCTATATCAATTAAATCTTTGAGTTTATAATCAATATAGTTTAGTGTTGCAAGTTTCCCTGCGGCTTCTGATAATTTCATGTTGAAATTCTCCTTTAAAAATTAAAGTCTGAAAGTGTGAGATATCAAATATCTCATAATTATATATGCTTATAAAGCTAGAAATACCGGCAAAAGCCGGTATTTTTAAGCCTTAGTAAAAGTTGAACCAGTTTCGGTAGAAATCCAATATTGTAACTCTACTGTCTTGTGTTTGAAGTTAGAGATACCCTTAGATGAGATTTGCACATCATAGGCACCATCAAACAACTTAGCAAGATGTTCTGTCTTAAAGATGAAACGGAACTTATCACCATTACCATCAGCAACTTCAAGTGCATCGGTGTGAGCAGAACTATCAGATGAATCAAAAGCAAGAACTGTTACTTTGGAACCATCAGATTCAACCGCAATTTGTGGTGAACCAAGAACACCAGACGCCTTCATAACCCACGCAAAATCTTCAGCAGATAGTGTGAATGATACTTCAGGTGATGGCATGGCCAACTGTTTTTCAGGTGGTGTATTAATCATAGATGGTTCGCAGAAGCGATACTTGATTTTACTACGACCTTTGTTACCAACAATCTTAACTTCTTTTTCACTAAACTCAAAAGTTGGATTATCACTATGTAAAGAAACCACAGACAGGAACTTGTTCAAGTCATAGATGCCAAAGTTAGTTGGAATTTCTTCTTTGATTGTTACTTCAGCAAGAATGTTCTTGCCAGACGACATGGTCTTTAGAACCTTGCCTTGTTTGAAAAAGATGCCTTGGTTAATCACACCAAAGTTCTTCAATACCTTAATTGTATCACTTGATAATTGCATAACATACTCCATATTGTAATTGAAACTTCATTATACTACACTTAAATTTATTTGTCAGGCGAATATTTAACATCATGTTCATAAAGAAACATAAGGCAACACATCGCATGAGCTAAGTGGTGTTTACCTGATTCAGGATCATTCACCTCACCTTCTTTCCATGCCCACAAGTGTCGTTGCATGGCATCAAAATACCTACGCTTGGAATCTGGTACATATTTCCAATTGTCAGGTTCATACTTCTCAGCACCAAAAGTTAAAATCTCAACTGTGGCTTTTAATGCAAGAGGTGGTAACAAACCATATTGCGGTTTGCCACCATCAAACTTGCGACCACCAGTTGTGGCATTTTGAGATGCTTTGATAGCATCTTCAATTGCTTTAACTCTGGTTGTTGTCATAGCTTACCGGTATATTGTGCAACTGCTGGCATATTACCAGTAAACGCATATGTACCGATATGCTGAGTTCTCATCCAAGGACAGAGATAGATTTTACCACCCATCTTACGCCACATTTGACAGAACATATAATCTTCACTTAGATATCGTTCTGAACCACCACCAGTAATTGATTCAGCAGTATCAATAACAGTATCAAAGTAAGCATGAATGTAACGAGAACCGTCAAAGTTAGCTTGACCAACATGGTCTGGTTTGTAACGAATCAATGGATATTCTTCTGCCATCTTTTCAAATACATGGCGTTTAATCATCATATGACCAGTACCAATCTCTAACACTTCAAGTGGTTCTGAAACTTGAAATTGATTTGTACCTTTAACCACATTGAACACATAATCGCCAACTAGGTTTTCAAGTTCTTTTGGATCCATGTCAGGATGGTTTCTTGCTGCTTGAGCAATATTACTCCAGTTCATAGACTTCTTAGGATAGGGACCACCGATAACATCTTTATCTAATGCCATCAATGCGATAATATCTTGTGGTGAGTAGTGAATATCCGAATCAATAAACAACATATGTGTGTAATCGCTTCGGAGAAATTCATCGACCAGATAGTTACGAGCTCTGGTGATTAGTGATTCGTTAAACAGGAAAGAAAACTTTGTTTCAATTCCATATTTTGAGAATGTTGTTTGTAAGTCGAGGCACGACTTCACATATAAACCGTGAGCCATACCACCATACATGGGCGTGGCAATAAACAGTTTGTTTTTCTTTAATTCTTCAATGTTGACTTTGATTTCCATTATATACCCATAAAATAAAAAAGAGGAGAGATACTAATATATATCTCTCCTCATCTAGTGAAACCTAATTTATATTAGGCAAATGCACGTTCACCTTGCTTGCGAATAGCAGCAATACCAGCGGCAACAATACGCTTGGTAGGTGAGCCTAAGCGATAGAAAGAAACCTTATCGCCATTAGCATTAACACGGCTATTCAAATAGATAGCGTGACCTTCATTACGCAACTCATTGATTGTTGCTGAAGGGTTTGCAATTCCGAAAACAGATTGCATCTTAGCAGCTGTCAATGTGTTGTAGGAACTATCTTTTGCCAAATATGACAATACTTTTTGCTTTGCAGACATTATTAAAAACTCCATTATTTAATTGAACCACTTTCAAGATAAGAATCTAAGGTGTGGTTCGAACCTCAGATATGTATAATAATAACAGATATGAAAGAACAAGTCAAGCGTTTTACGGCAGACTTGTTCACTATTGCCTTGATTAGAAAGGAACTTCGTCTGACTTAGGTTCTTCAGGCAAAGTAATTGTTTCAACTGTTTGTGCCATCAAGGTTTCTGTATTTGCACCAGCATCCACTTTAGTGTAAAGGTCAAGAAAGGACATCTTGGTGTCATCATCAAAACGATTCAAACACAACTCAATGGCTTTCATACGATTACCAAACACACCATAAGTCTTACTGATATGCACCAGACGGCGAGTAGAAATCACTTCGTCAACTCCGCCTTCTACAAAGGTTTTACGAATTACATCAGCCCAAGTTACCAATTTCTCAGCAAACTCATCATCGGCTTTGCCGTGATATGCCAATTCTTTCTTAATAATCTTACGCTCAACATTAACTGGTGGCCAATCTTGTTCGTAGGTGTTTAAGAATCTTTCCAAGAAAGCTTCGTTAAGGACATTGGTAAACATATAACGACCATCATCTGAGCCTTTGCCTTTAGTATTAGCAGTAGCGATGATAGTGAAACCTTCAGCAGGTGCAACCATTTCATTTTTCTTTTTGAGCAAGAATGGTTTGCCTTCTAATACACGCTGTAAACAGGAAAGATTCTGAGCGCCGTAATCAATTTCATCAACGCAAAGTACCGCACCTTGACGAGCAGCTACAGTAACGGGGCCATCTCGCCATTCCATTTGACCGTTGATAAGCACAAAGTTACCAAGTAAATCTGATTCATCGGTTTCAGGTGTCATTGATACGCAAACAAATTTACGACCAAGTTTAGCACAAGCCTGTTCAGCAGACATTGTTTTACCATTACCTGAATGACCAGTAATGAAGATTGGATAAAATTTCTTACTTGCAATAATAGAAAGCAAATCATCAAAGTTACCAAACGGCACATAATTTTTGTAAGCGGCAGGAACCAAATTTTCGGTTTCGAGGTCGGTAATAACATTAGTAATACGATGGCCGCCATTCGACACAATATTTTTTTCTGGCATTTTCATAACCTGTGCTGACATATTAATTGTTTCAGCAACTGGTGCTGATGATGCCAGACTTGGCACTTTATATAGACCACGACCAACACGGTTTGATTCGTCTTTAGTAAACCATTGAGCACCTGAAATGCCTAATGTATTACAAATTTGTTTAATCTCTGATTTTGAGATTGTGCTCTTGCCTGTAGCAAGCAACATAGCATTAAACTTTTCCTTG